GGGTTGTAGGTATGATACCTAGCGACAAAGCTTATAAACAAAAGCTTATTCTATAAAATGGAGAGTAAGCGGAGAGTGATCGAGTAAAAAACCTAGAAAAAAAGTAAAAATCAAAGCTTGCGAGGGGGGTACACCCCAAACGCCAGGCGCATAAATATAAATATATATACTTGGGAGTTTGAGACACAAACACAAACACACATGACTAAAAAAGAATTTCAAAACCCTAGTGGCGGATTAAACGCAAAAGGAAGAAAACATTTTGGAGTAAAAGCTCCAGTAAGCAAAGGTAAAAACCCGAGGCGTGTCTCATTTGCAGCAAGGTTTGCTGGGATGAAAGGCGCAATGAAAGACGAAAAAGGTAAGCCGACAAGAAAAGCTCTGGCTCTTAAAAAGTGGGGGTTTAGCTCAGTTGCGGCTGCTAGAAATTTTGTAAAAAATAATAAGGCGTAAAGATGGCAAAAGATAAATATACAGACAGTTTAATAACAGCGATGGTTTTCACAACCGAAGAAAGCAATGGATTAGTAATTCATCTTAACGGATTTGAAACACCAGAACACGCTAACAGATTTGTAAATAAATTAATGAAGAACAGCGGTATAGATTATACGAGTATTAAAGATCTCTTTGATTTACCAACTGTTCATTAACCCAGGAGGAAAGATGGAAATATTTGAACAAGCAAAACACTACTGGAGAGATCACAAAAAGGTTGTGATAGTTGTAGCTGTTGTAGTTGTTGTATTAGCGATAATGTAATGAAAGTACAAATACCTTATACACCTAGACCATTGCAAGCTGAGCTACACAATAGTTTAGATAAGTATAGGTTTGCGGTTCTTTCATGCCACCGAAGATTTGGCAAGACAGTTTGCATGCTGAACCACCTAATCCGTGCAGCGTTGCAGAACACGTTAAAAAATCCTAGGTACGCTTATATAGCTCCGACTTATAAGCAAGCTAAGGCAATTGCTTTTGATTATTTAAAAATGTTTGCTGGACCCATACCTGGTACAACATTTAACGAAACAGAATTAAGATGTGATTTACCTAACGGAGCTAGAATAACTTTATTATCTAGTGAGGCGGGGGATAGTCTAAGAGGATTATTTCTTGATGGAGTTTGTATAGATGAGACGGCACAAATAGAACCGAAACTTTGGAACGAGATAATACGACCCGCATTGTCTGACAGAAAAGGTTTCTGTTATTTTATTGGAACTCCGTCTGGCATGGGAAATCTATTTTACGAATTATATCAATATGCTTTAGGCGATGATAAGTGGATGACTTATACAGCTAAGGCAAGTGAAACAAATATTATAGACCAAGAAGAACTAGACGCAGCTAAGAAACAAATGGGGGATACTAAGTATCGCCAAGAATTTGAATGCGATTGGATTGCAAATATCGAGGGATCGGTGTTTGGCAGTATTATAAAAGATTTAGAAGAGAAGAAACAATTAACCAGGATAGCTTACGATCCAGCTTTAGAAGTACATACAGCTTGGGATCTTGGAGTTGATGATAGTACAGCAATAACTTTTTTCCAATTAATAGGGAACCAAGTTATGGTAATTGATTATTATGAGAATAGAAGAGAGGGATTACCTCACTATGTCCAGGTTATAAAAGATAAAGATTATGTTTATGGGGAACACTACGCACCACATGACATAGAAGTCACAGAATTTTCTACGGGTAAGACTAGAAGAGATGTAGCTTATCAGTTGGGAATTAGGTTTAGAATTTTACCTAAATTAAATCTTGAAGATGGCATCCACAGTTTAAAGATGCTTTTGCCGAGGTGTTGGTTTGATGTTGATAATACACAACCATTAATAAATGCCTTGCGTCAATACCATCGAAAGTATAATGAAAAAATGAAAATGTTTTCTAATAAACCAGTAAAAGACTGGAGTAGTCACGCAACCGATAGTGCAAGATATATGGCTATGTCTATAACTGATTTACCAGAAAAAAATAATATAAACCAAAAGATAACAATTAACGAATATTCAATACACGGAGAATAATTATGGGATTTATGAAACCAAAAATACCAGCGATGCCGCCAATCCCACCAGTACAGCCAGCACCCGAGCCGCCAAAATTTGACGACACAGCTAGAGCTGAGGAGATTGCAAAAAAAAGAGCTAAGCTAAGATCGCAAAGAACTGGAAGATCATCAACTATTCTAACTGGAGCAGATGGTTTAGAAGACGATGCAAGTAAAATAACAAAGAAAACTTTATTAGGAGGATAATATGGGAGGAGTAATATCAAGACCAAAACCACCAGCACCACCACCCGCAGCTCCCGTAGTTGTGGCTCCAACAAAACCAGAAATAGATCAAGGAGCATTATCTAAAACAGATATGGCTAGAGGTAAAGGTAGATCAAGTACAATATTAACTGGAGCTAAAGGCTTAGGGGATAACAAATTAACAACAAGTAAAAGAACTTTATTAGGGGGATAGATGGCAATAAATGCAAAAGCCAAACAAGTTATAGAAAAATACCAGACACTCAAGGAGCAAAGATCTACTTGGGAAGATCATTGGCAAGATATTGCAAACTATTTCTTACCTAGAAAATCTAATATTACATTAAAGCGTACAAGAGGCGATAAGAGGCATGACCAAATTTTTGATGGAACTGCCACGCATGCTCTTGAATTGCTCTCAGCGAGCCTTAATGGCATGCTAACGAATACTATTTCGCCATGGTTTGTTTTAAGATTTAGATCAGAAGAGATGAACCAAGACGATGAGGCTAAAGAGTGGTTAGAAAGTTGCGGAAAAGTGATGCAACAAGTATTCCAAAGATCTAACTTCCAACAAGAAATATTTGAATTATACCATGAGCTGCTAGCATTTGGTACATCTGCTATGTTTATTACAGATGATACAAAGGATGATCTTAGATTTAAAACAATTCATATATCAGAAATATATATTACAGAAGATGAAAAAGGTTTTGTAGATTGTTTAGTTAGAAAATTTCAAATTAAAAATAGAAATATTCCTACAATGTATCCAGAGGCACAATTGCCAAACGATTTATTATCTAAAATAAAAAATAACCCACATGACGAAACTACAATTATTCACATGGTATCTAAATCAGATATGCCAATGGGATATGAAAATTCAAAAAATATGGATTTTATTTCTTGTCATGTTCACGAAGAAAGCGGAACATTATTAAGAGAAAGTGGATTTAGAGAGTTTCCTTATGTTGTTCCAAGATATTTAAAATCATCTTCAAATGAGATCTATGGTAGATCGCCAGCAATGAATGCTTTACCAGATGTTAAGATGTTAAATACAATGTGTAAGACTACAATCAAAGCTGCACAAAAACAAATAGACCCACCTTTAATGGTTCCCGATGATGGTTTTGTTTTACCAGTAAGAACTGTACCTGGTGGATTAAACTTTTATAGATCTGGAACAAGAGAAAGAATTGAACCATTAAATATTGGAGCCAACAATCCAATAGGAATACAAATGGAAGAGCAAAGAAGAAAAGCTATTAGAGAAAATTTCTTTGTCGATCAATTGATGACTGTCCAGGGACAAAACAAAACTGCAACTCAAGTCATGCAAGAGACAGAAGAGAAGATGAGATTGCTTGGACCAGTTTTAGGAAGACTACAATCTGAATTACTACAACCATTAATTACTAGATGTTTTAATTTATTATTTAAAAATAATAAGTTTGCTCAAGCTCCAGAAATTATTGGAGATCAAGATATAGAAATTGAATATGTATCTCCATTAGCAAAAGCACAAAAGACACAAGAGCTATCTTCTATTATGAGAGGTATAGAAATATTTGGCTCATTGCAAAATGTTGCTCCAGTATTTGATTACTTAGATATAGATGGTTTAGTAGATCATGTTAAAGATGTTTTAGGATTACCAGCTAAGGTAATGAGATCCGCTGCTCAAGTACAACAAATCCAGCAAGATAAACAACAGCAAGAAATGGAGCAAGCTCAATTGCAGCAAGCTCAGCAAGTTGCTGAAAGTGCTGGTAAGATTGCACCAGCTTTGAAAGCGGGGATGTTTAGTGAATGAAAAAGAACTTAAACAATTAAACTTAGATTATAAAACGACTTTTGGATCAGAGAGTGGCGTAAAGGTACTCGAAGATCTTAAAAAGAGATGCAGCTTTAATTCGACTACTCACATTAAAGGAGATAGCCACGAAAGCGCATACTTAGAGGGAGCAAGATCCGTGGTCTTGTTCATTAATAATATGCTAAACAAAAAGGAGAAATAATATGTCTAGCGAAAATCAAGAGGTAGCAAACCAGAATGAAAATTCTGCTTTGTCTGGAGATCCTATAAATAATACTCCAGAAGTAAATACAGATTGGAAAGCAAATCTTTCCGATGAAATAAGAGCAGACAAGTCTTTAGAAAATATTAATGATATTGAAAGTCTTGCTAAAAGTTATGTTCATGCGCAAAAGTTAGTTGGGTCTGATAAAATTCCAGTACCTAATAAACACGCAACAGAAAAAGATTGGGATGCAGTTTATGAAAAACTAGGCAGACCAAAAACTGCCGAAGAATATAAATTTAATTTACCAGAAGATCAAAAGGTAGATGAGGCAGCATTAAAAAATTTTTCTACTCAAGCACACAAACTAGGTTTATTACCTGGTCAAGCTGAGGGGATGGTAAAATTTTATAATGAAATGATTGGTAATGAGTTGGCACAAGCAGATAGTCTTGCATCATCTCAAAGAGAAAAAGCTATAACTGAACTTAAAACAGAATGGGGACCAGCTTACGATCAGAAATTACAACAAGCTAACAATGTTGTATCTTCTGTATTTCCTCAAGGTTTTATGAATACTAACTTAGCGGATGGAACTAAATTAGGAGATCATCCAGCAGTTATAAAAGCTTTTGCAGATTTAGCTGGTAAGATGGGAGAAGATAATATTGTTCAAGCATCTGGACCAACTATGATGACACCTAGACAAATTGATAAGGAGATTGCATCTTTGCAAGCTCCAGGTTCAGCTTACTGGGATAAAAATCATCCTAACCATCAAATAGCTGTAGAAGAAGTACAAGCTTTATTTGAACAAAAACACGGAGCAGAGGAATAGAATTAAGCTTTACAGAATTATATTTTTTTTGTAATGCTGAAATATATTTGGATAATCGAAAGACCCAAGTTGCCACCAGGAACAGTCTGGGATCCAGGAGATCTAAAATCGAGGTGCGACCCGTAAGGATAATCAACCGATTTAACATAAACAACAACTAACAATAATAAGGAGGGTTCTCTTATGAGTACTCAAATTACTACGGCATTTGTGGAGCAATACTCTTCAAATGTTTCTATGTTAGCTCAACAAATGGGATCTAGACTTAGAGGTGCCGTTGATGTTGAAACTATCCGAGGCAAGCACGCATTTTTCGATCAAATTGGCGTGACTGCGGCTCAAGTTAGATCAACTCGACATGGTGCAACTCCTCAGATCAATACTCCTCACTCAAGAAGAAGAGTAGGTCTAGCAGACTATGAATGGGCTGACTTAATTGACGACTTAGATAAAGTTAGAATGCTTGTTGATCCAACAAGCTCGTATGCAAAAGCAGCTGCGGCAGCAATGAATAGATCAATTGATGATGTTATTATTGCAGCTATAGGCGGTCAAGCGCAAACGGGTGTATCTGGTGGAACAAACCAAGCTCTTCCAGCTGCGTCTAAATTTGCAACATCTGCTCAATCAGATGGTATGACTATTGCTAAACTACTTGCAGCTAAGCATTTTTTAGATGCTGGCGATGTAGATCCTAGCTTAAAAAGATATATCGTTTGTGGAGCAAAACAAATCCAAGATCTATTAGGCACAACTTCTGTGACTTCTGCTGATTTCAATACTGTAAAAGCATTAGCCGCTGGACAAGTGGATAGCTTTTTGGGTTTCCAATTTATAATGTCTAACAGACTAGCTTTGGCGAACACAGATGACAGACTATGTTATGCGTTCACAGAGGATGCTGTTAAACTTGCAATTGGTTCAGATGTTAAGGCTAAAATCTCTGAAAGAGATGACAAGTCTTACGCAACTCAAGTGTACTATTCTATGGCTCTTGGAGCAGTAAGAATGGAAGAAGAAAAGGTATTCGAAATACCTTGCGATGAATAATAGATAGTTAATATCTATTCTTAGGGAGGCGGGAGACTGCCTCCCTTTTTAAATCAACCAATAAAGGAGAAACCTTATGCCAATGGGAAAAGGTACATACGGGTCTAAAAGAGGCAGACCAAGCACAAAGTTAAAAGGTAATCAAAAAAAATTACCAGCCGCTTTAAAAGCAAAAATAATGAACAGTAAGAAAAGGAAATAATCATGGCTAAAAGAGGATTGTATGCAAATATAAATGCTAGAAAAAGAGCTGGCACATCAAGACCAAAATCTAAAAGCACGATTACAGCTAAAGCATATAAAAATATGCAAGCTGGTTTTCCTAAAAAGAAAAAAAAATAAAGGATAATTTATGGCAAGCGTAGTATCAATTTGTAATTCAGCATTAAATCAGCTCGGAGCTGCAAGTATTACTGCGCTTACCGATAACTCAAAGAATGCTAGACTTTGTAATGAAAGATATGAGACAGTAAGAGATGCAGTATTTAGATCTCATCCTTGGAACTCTTTAATTAAAAGACAACAACTAGCTCAAGACACAGCAACTCCAGCTTATGGATTTTCATATCAATTTACTTTACCTAGTGACAGTTTAAGAGTTTTAGTTATTGATGCTTATAATTCAGATTACAAAGTTGAGGGTAGAAAAATTCTTTGTAATGAAAAGTCAATAAAAATTAGTTATATTTCTCAAGTGACAGATCCAAACGAAATGGATGTTTTATTAAGAGAAACTATAGCAGCTGGTATAGCAGCAGATATTGCTTATGCAATTACTGCAAATTTACAAGTTTCAAAATTAATGCAAGAAAAATATCAATATAAATTATCTGAGGCTAGACATGCAGACGCTAGCGAGGGTTATAATATTGATCCATCAAATGGACAAGTCGATCAAATCTTAACAGAAGATTTTATAAACAGTAGATATTAAATTATGGGAAAACAGTTATTAAGCATCCCTAGCTTTACCGCTGGGGAGATGAGCGACAGTATGCAAGGAAGAACCGACTTTGCAAAATACTTTTCAGCAGCGTCTCGTATAGAAAATTTTGTTGTATTACCTCATGGACCAATAACTAGAAGACCAGGAACCTATTTTGTATCAGAAGTAAAAACAAGCTCAGCTAAAACAAGATTAATTCCATTTACATTTTCTACAACACAAACTTATATTTTAGAATTTGGCAATCAATACATAAGATTTTATAAAGATGATGGTCAAATAACTTCTGGTGGATCTGCTTATGAAATCTCTTCTCCTTATACTACTGCACAATTATTCAATTTAAAATTCGCACAGTCGGCAGATGTCATGTATATATGTAATGAAAATCACGCTGTTAGAAAACTATCAAGAACTGGTCATACTTCTTGGTCACTTACCGAAGTTGAATTTACCGATGGACCCTACCTAGACAGTAATACCACATCAACAACTATGACACCCAGCGGAACTACTGGAAACATAACTATAACTGCTAGTGCATCCGCTTTTGTTTCTACAGATGTTAATAGATTTATAAATTTTTCTAATGGCTATGCTAAAATTACTGGCTTTACTTCTGCTACTGTAGTTAGTGCAACTGTTGAAGATGATTTTGATAATACTAACGCAGTCACAAATTGGAAGTTAGGAGCTTTTTCTGAAACTACTGGTCATCCAAGCTGCGTTTCTTTTTTTGAGCAAAGATTGGTTTTTAGTGCTACATCACAACAACCGCAAACAATGTTTTTTTCTAAATCTGGAGATTATGAAAATATGACCAGCGGTACTAACGATGATAATGCTATGGTTTATACTATTGCATCAAATCAAGTTAATGCCATCCAGGCGATGAAAGCTACAAGAACTTTAATTGTTATGACAACTGGAGGCGAGTATGCTGTATCTTCTGGAGCAGCTCAAGACGCTATAACTCCAACAAATATTAATATTAGAAAACAATCTAACTACGGATCAGCTGGTGTTGATGCTTTATCAATTGGAAACGCAACAATATTTTTACAAAGAGCAAAAAGAAAAATTAGAGAACTAGCTTATAACTTTGATACAGATGGTTATACAGCTCCAGACTTAACAATACTTGCAGATCATATTTCAGAAAGTGGATTGACTGATATGTCATATCAACAAGAGCCATACTCTGTTGTCTGGGCGGTTAGAGCAGATGGTCAATTAGCTGGTTTAACTTACAATAGATTAGAAAATGTAGTTGCCTGGCACAGACATATATTCGGTGGTAAATCTGATACGGGTAAAACTGTTAAACAACAAAAAATTTCTTTTATTGCAAACGCTACAACTGTTTCAACAACCAATAATACAATTACTTTATCATCTCATGGTTTATCTACTGGAGATCAAATTTATTATTA